GGTTTAAGACGTAGGTATGAAAAGTACAGAGAACCGAAGGAAGGAGAAACGTATGAAGATGCGGTTGATGAGATATTTATGGGTATAGCGGATATCTTAGAAAGTAACGGAATAGATATAGATAATTTAATAGAATAGATATTTAACACTAAAGACAATAAAACATGAAAGAATCAAAGAACTAAAACAGTAAAGATATGGAAAAAATAAAAGGTATTAGAATACTTAAAGGAAATGTCAAGTTATTTAAACCTATCTTAATTTGGGATTGGTATGACTTTGGTTTAATGCTGAAAATCAACAAACAAAACAATATAGGAAAATATCACTTTGCAATAGATATACAAATAGCTTGGTTAAACCTTTGGGTGCAATGTTGGCGAAAATATTAATACCAACGGTTTGGCTATGTGTAGTGCCATTAAACTACACTAACAATTAAGTAAAGACCACAACCAAAGCAAAAAAAGTTACTAGCTGCATTAGATGATATTTAATACTAAAAATAATAGATATGAACAGTAAAGTAGAAGTAATAACAACAGTGTTAATGTATGCGTTTAGATATGCGCTAGGAAGACAGACAGGTGCGCCTTATGATATATCAAATGCTATACATAAAAATATAGAACACTTTAAAGATTGGCAACTAAAACAGATTATCAAGGAAATACATGACCACGAGGAATTTATAGGAAACCTAGGAATGGATTGTGATAAAGCTACGTGTACGGGTTAATTGAATTTATAGAGAAGTATTTAAAAGATAGAGAACCTTGAAACAAAGGTGTCACGTTAAGCGGTTTCATTAACTGAACTTAACCAGCTTGTGTAGGTTGTTTTTCTAACAGCGCTATACATCTTCACGGAGCTAAAGTCGAGTGATGGGATTGAGGTAACCTCGGTCGGTTCAAACAAGAGGGAATTTATACCCTCTTGTCCCTGAATTAAAGAACTAAAGAAATAGATATGGGGTATAAAGTTTAATCACACAGTTGCTTGGATAAAGAAATTAACACTAATTAAATAAATAGAAATTATGAAAGTAAAAGAATTTTACAAATGTTTACGAGAGATGAAAACATACACAAACGGACTGTATAAGGTGTTTGGAGTAATTTATAAAGATTTCTTATATGGGATTGTTACACACTCTCCCACTAAAGTTTACAGAAAATATCAATTTTTAAAATCTAAAAAATATCATTTACCTAGAGACTCAAAACCTCAATGGTATGTAAAACAATAGATATGAAAGCAGATAAAAGAATTGAAGAACTAAAACAAGGGGTGTTTACTCTTAATTATGTAACAAAACAAAGGGTATGATAGTAGCCTTAGTTAAAATGTACTTTGATAGAAGTCAAACAAAAACAACTCGCAAGAATAAGTGGAGATTATTCTTCATGCCTATAACGAGAATAAAAAACAAACTGCTTTTAAGGTGGTTACTAAATAAATAGATATGAACAATTTAAAAACTAAATCTTCCGAGATGTTTAATTTTAAAATCTGGCATATAGGAGATACACATACGTATCATAAGTTATTAAAAGTTCCAAAAGGAATTGATATGGTAATCTTTAGTGGCGATTGTAGCAACCCAAAAAACCCATACAACAACGAACCAGAAGTGAGAGATTTCTTGAACTGGTATGCAGCCTTAGATATAAAGTATAAGGTTTTTGTAGCAGGCAACCACGACTCCAGCATTGAATCTAACTTAATAAAAGAAGAAGAAGATTTTACAGCCAGAAATATCATCTATTTAGAAAATGATTATGTTACAATTGAAGGTTTAAAGATATGGGGTTCGCCTCATACACCTATATTTGGAAACTGGTCGTTTATGAAGAGCCGAAGTAAGCTAGATAAAGTGTGGAAACAGATACCGGGTGATACTGATATTGTAATTGTACACGGACCTCCAAAAGGTATATTAGATTTGTCTTATGACAGAAATCATACATTAGAATTTTGTGGTTGTTCAGCATTAAAGAAAAGAGTGATGAACCTACCTAATTTAAAGTTAATGTGTTTTGGACATATCCATAACAACAAGGATATTATCAATGCAGGAACTATGAACCTATCGGTGCAAGATACAATATTCAGCAACGGAAGTGTATTGACAGATGGTAGGTTTGGAAAATTAAGCAGCAATGGCAATATAATAAAATTAAACCAATAAAATATGACACACATAACACCTACAACAGAAATCTTCAATGAAATGATTGAAGCCGCTAAACAAGTATGGAATACAAAAGATAATTTAAAACAATAGATATGCCAAAAAAAGAAAAAATAGGCAATTATTTGGATGGATGTGGGAAAGAGGTTTGCGGTCATTGTAACCTAAAACGAACAACCGAAGGACACGATGGATGTATAGGTACACTACCTAATGTAATGAACGCTTGCTGTGGACATGGAGAAATAAAAGCAGCTTATATTCAATTCAACCACAAAGACTATAATTTACAGCCAAATAAAATATGGTTAGGAGGTAAAGCTGCGTTAGATTATATAAATAAATTAAAATGATAATAAAATGAAAAATGTAATATTTATAATAATACTCTACATATTTACAGGGTGTGCAGCAAAGAAGGTGTATGTTGAAACCAAAACAACAGATACAATCTATAAAAAAGAAATTATAAAGGTTTCAATACCACAAGTAAATAAGGTGTTTATAGACAAGCCTTGCGATAGTTTAGGTAACATTATACCGTTTAAGCATATCATATATAACGACAAAGTAAGAACGGTTATCAAGACCGTAAACAATAACATTGTAGTTGAACAAAACATTGATAGCATTGTAGATATTAGAGTGAGAGAATACATATCTAAAAACAAATCACACGAGGAGGTTATAATAAAATACCGAGTGCCTAAATGGTGCTATTATTCTTTGTTGATAACTTCATTGTTATTAGTATGGATATTTAGAAAGTTTATTCCTATCTTGAAACTATTACCATTTTAAATATGAGAGCAAAAAAATACACACAAGAGCAGAGAATTGCAAGACTTGAAAACGTAGTTACACAACTATATCTTGCAAACGCTTCTGTAAATGAAAGACTGTTAGAATTAGAACCTAAAAAAGAGAAAAAGAAATGAGTGACTTTAGACCAAGGCTAAGAGGGAATGTAAAAAAAGCGTTTAATTGGTTAACAAACAAAGAAAGTAGAATACTAATCATTGGAGATTTGCACGAGCCTTTTACATTAGATGGTTATTTAGATTTCTGTAAAGAAACATACGCTAAACATAATTGTAACCAAGTTATATTCATTGGGGATGTTATAGATAACCATTTTTCAAGTTACCACGAATCTGATGCGGATGGAATGGGAGGAGGAGATGAATTAGATTTGGCAATACATAAACTATCTAAATGGTATGATGCGTTTCCAGATGCAGATGTTACAATCGGCAACCACGATAGAATTATAATGCGTAAGGCACAATCTAGCGCAGTGCCTAGTAAGTGGATTAAATCATATAAAGATGTATTAGAAGTGCCTAAATGGAACTTTACAGATAGGGTTGTTTGTGATAATGTGCAGTACATACACGGAGAAGGCGGTACTGCAAGAACAAAATGCAGAGCCGATATGATGAACACCGTACAAGGACACCTTCACACTCAATGTTATGTAGAGCATTATGTAGGTCAAAACTTTAGAGTATTTGGTATGCAGGTTGGCTGCGGAATAGATCACGATAGTTACGCAATGGCTTACGCTAAACGAGGTAAAAAACCAGCAATAGGATGTGGCATTGTTATAGGGGGGCATACGGCAATTAACGTATTAATGAAATTATAATGAAAGAAAACAATACACCAAGTCATTATGCTACAAACACCTCTTTAGATGTGATAGATGTATGTAAGATGTACAGCCTTAATTTTAACAAAGGCAATGTTATTAAATATGTTTGCAGAAGTGGGAAAAAAGAAAGTGAAGTAAAAGATATACTAAAAGCTATTGAATACTTGAAAAGAGAACTTAAGCACTTACAGAAATGATATATATACTATTAAGTTTTTTAATTGGCTTGATGTATGCTATTTACGCTGGCTGTACTGTTATAATAACATTTATAAAAGGTGGTATGATAGGCGCTTTGTACAACAAAGAGCATTACGAGGGCGAAGATATAGAAGAACATACAATACAATTCTGTTTATTAATTATCACTATAACAATTATATGGGAAACAGAACACATTGGTTAAGCCTAATAGCTAAGCACCATAAAGAGTGGATAAACATTGCTAAAGTGTACAGCTGCGGAGGTTACGCAGAAGACGTAGTGCAAGAGATGTATTTAAAAATACATAAGTATTCTACTGCTGACAAAGTTATAACCAACGGAAAGGTAAACAAAGGGTACATATTCTTTGCACTTAGAAGCATTATAAATTCATATCATAAAGAAAAGTCTAAGGTAGTTAAATACGATATTGACTCTGTTAGACACCTATCTACTTGTGATAACCAAGACCAAATACAAGCATTTGAACGTGTGAGTGAAATGATAGACAAAGAGTCTGACGATTGGCATTGGTACGATAAACAAATATTTGACTTATACAGATACAATAAAACCTCTATAAGAAAGTTAGCCAAAGAAACCAACATAAGTTCTGTGAGCATATTTAATACACTAAAAAATTGTAAGGCAAAAATAAAAGAAAAATTTACAGAAGACTATCAAGATTATTTAAACGGAGATTATGACAGAATTTAAAGGAGATAAAAGAACAAAGGAATATAAGGAATGGAAAGCAAACCAATCTAAAGGAGTGGGAGATACTATTGCTAAGGTAACTAAAGCGACAGGAATAGATAAAGCAGTTAAGTTTTTATTAGGAGATGACTGCGGCTGTGATGATCGCAAAGATAAACTTAATAAACTATTTCCGTATAAAGTAGAATGTTTAAATGAAAGCGAATACAACTACCTTAAAACTTTTTTCAAAGATATGAAAGGAACTGTAAATGTAGAGCAACAAAACAAACTATTAAAGATAAACAATAGAGTGTTCAACGACAATAGAAAAGGAAGTAGTTGTGGTTCTTGCGTAAGGGAAATGGTAAACAATTTAAAATCATTGTACAACGATTATAACAAATAGCTGATATAGTTGTTTTTATAACGCTATTGAATAAACAATTATATATCAATTATGGACAAGAGAAAAAACAACGGAGGTAAAAGAAAAGGTGCTGGCAGACCAACTAAGGCAGACGAAGAGAAATTGATACAAAGATTGTCTTTATTAGATGACGATGCTTTCAAGTGTTTAGAGAACGGAATTAAAGATGGAAACTATCAATTTTGGAATAAGTTTATGGAGTTCAGATACGGTAAACCAAAAGAAAGAGTTGATGTAACAAGTAACGAAGAAAGTTTAAATATACCAATTATAAATTTTGCAAGTAACTCTTAACGATAAGTTTAAACCATTATTTGAAAGCAAGTGCAGGTACTATGTTTTAACTGGTGGTAGAGGTAGTTCTAAGTCTTTTAGTGCTTCTGTATTCCTTACATTATTAACTTTATCAAAAGGTTTTAGAACATTGTTTACACGATGGACTATGACCTCAACGCACTTATCTATTATACCAGAGTTCTTGGAGAAGATAGAGTTACTTAATTTAAGTAATGCTTTTAGTGTTAACAAATCAGATGTTACAAATACCGTAACAAAATCCGATATACTTTTTAGAGGTTTAAAGACTTCAAGTGGAAACCAAACAGCAAACTTAAAATCGTTACAAGGTGTTACAACGTGGGTCATAGATGAATCGGAAGAATTAGTGGACGAAGATATGTTTGACACTATTGATTTATCTATAAGACAAAAAGATAAACAGAATAGAGTTGTACTTATCTTGAATCCAGCTACAAAAGAGCATTGGATATACAAACGTTTCTTTGAGGCTAAAGGTATTAAGGAGGGTTTTAACGGAGAGAAAGACGATGTGTGTTACATACATACCACGTATCAAGACAATATAGAAAACTTATCCAAATCATTCATATCACAGATAGATAGAATACGAGAGAACAACCCAAGCAAATACAAGCATAAAATATTAGGTGGGTGGTTATCTAAAGCGGAGGGTGTTGTATTTGAGAATTGGGAATACGGAGATTTCAACCCTAACAACTTACAGACTTCTTGCGGTATGGACTTTGGCTTTAGTGTAGATCCAGACACGCTAACAGAGGTTGCTATTGATAAGAAAAAGAAAATCATATACGTTAAGGAGCATATCTATCAAAACGGTCTTAAAACGCACGTATTGTCTGAAATGGTATCTTCTAAAGTTGGAAGCAGTTTAATTATAGCGGATAGCGCAGAGCCTAGATTGATAGAAGATTTAAGACACAAAGGAATTAATATAGAAGCTGTAAAGAAAGGAACTATCGAAAGTGGTATTACTAGAATGTTAGACTTTAAAATTATAGTAGAACACAAGTCTAGGAATATAGCTAAGGAATTAAATAACTACAAGTATGCTAACAAAGGGAGTAAGATGTATGTAGATGACTTTAACCACGCTATTGATGGTATTAGATATAATATAACCTATCATTTAGATAATCCAGAGAAAGGAAATTACTACATTTATTAATGTGGTTTTTTTGCTTTATACAAAAATCAACACAAATTGTTTTTAATATATGAGAATTGAAATTGAAGTACCTACTGATTTGAACGAGATAAAGCTAGATAACTATCAGAAGTTTTTAAAGATAGAAGATCCAACAGAGGTAGATACAATGAGCCACTTATTAGGAATGGATAAAGCTGATGTATTAAATATAAAAGCTAGTTCTTCTGATGTTATTATAAGTAGTTTAAATGAAGTGTTTGAAACCAAGCATAAGTTTGTTGATAGGTTCACTTTAAACGGTGTTACGTACGGATTTATTCCAAGCCTTGACAATATAACCTATGGAGAAAATAAAGACATTACAAGCTATCTAAATTGGGATAGTATGCATAAGGCTATGGCTGTTATGTATCGACCAATAAAGCAAAGTTTAAGTGGTAAGTATTTAATTGAAGATTACGAGGGTAGTTCTAAGTATTCTGAAATAATGAAAGAAGCACCTTTAGGGATAGTATTTGGTTCTATGGTTTTTTTTTGGACTTTAACAAACGAATTGCTGAAAGCTATCCCGAATTATTTGGAGGCGGAAATGCAGAAGGAACAGACGAGCGGAGCAATTTCGGAAGAAAATGGGGAGGCTATCAAGAGTTCTATACACTTGCTCAAGGAGACGTTAGAAGATTTAACGAAATTACAAAGCTATCACTCCATCAATGTTTGATGTACTTAGCGTTTGAAAGGGAGCTTAAAGACCTAGAGGCGAGAATGATAAAGAAAAATTTTAAATAGATGCAATCATATTATAACATATTAAAAAAGATTAAAGACCAACTACAACTAGATGCTTTTGTAAACACGGTTACTGATGGAAGTATTGACGATGTTGATTTAGATAAGCAAACGATATATCCACTAGCGCACTTAATGGTTGGTAATGGTTCTTATAATGGTAATGTATGGGGTTTTAGCCTAAGTGTTATCTGTATGGATTTAGTCGATGTAAGTAAAGATAATACAGACAATGAAGAAGATGTGCTTAACACACAGTTAGCTGTCGTAAATAGGCTTTTAGAGTTGTTAAACAGAGGGTCTTTATATGATGACAAGTTTCAATTAGAAGGTAATCCAACTGTTGAACCTTTTACAGATAGATTTGAGAATAAAGTAGCTGGGTGGGTTTGTACGTTTGATGTTGTAATAGAGAACACTATGACCATTTGCTAGATGCAGTTAAAAGAAACAAAAAGAGCGTTACAGATATTCGCTAGAAATGTAGTTAAATTTTCTAGAAGTAATCTAACACATCAGAAAAAGAACGTTTCTAAAGAGTTGTATAATAGTATTGGGTATGATTTAAAAGTACATAAGAACTCTTTTAGTCTTTCTTTTGAAATGGAAGATTACGGAGCGTTTCAAGACAAGGGTGTAAGTGGTAAAGAGAAAAAGTATAATACCGAGTTTGGGTTTAAGAGTAAGATGCCACCGTTAGAACCTATATTAAAATGGGTTAATGCTAGAATATTAAGATTAAGGGATAAGGAAACTGGCAGGTTTAAAAAAGGAGGTCAAAAGAGTTTAGCTTTTTTAATACAAAGAAGTATTTATAAGAAAGGTATTAAGCCTACTTTATTCTTTACCAAACCATTTGAAGCAAGTTTTAAAAGGTTGCCAGATAACTTAATAGAAAAGTTTGCATTAGATTTAGAAAACATTATAACGGAATGAGAGAGCAATACAGACAAGCTAGGATTAAAAATACAAATGATATGGATTTAATATACGACATATTCAAAGAAATGGGCGGCACGTTAGATTTTAACAGGTTCTCTTTAGGGTTTAACATAAGTAGAAACCAAGTAATTCTAGCAATGGATAACTATTTTAATTTAACGAGTTTGCATAGAGCAGATGGAACTTTTATAAGAGTGATATAATGGCAAAGATAAACTTAAGAAGTCCAAGATATTTAAAAGTATCAAACGTATCGTTAAGCTACGCGGTATTAAAATTATATGTATATAGCGGCGAACTAACAACTGACAAACCAGCGACACCACAATACACGATAACTAAAAAGGAAGTCGGTAGTAACAACTACGTTATTTTTGAAATAGCAGAATTAGTAAGAGATTACATAGAGCATACTTTTAACGGAGATTATGTAAATGCAGACAACGAGGTGCTGTGGGCAGAAAGTGATATTGAACTATTTGATAGCAGCGATGCTAGTTTGGGTAATTCAAATACAAACGATACTGCGTTCGATGGCTACGGCTATTTTGAGGATGGTATTAACCCACAATTAGAGCAGCCTTTACTACAAACTAACACTTGTATTTACAAGCCAGACGATAGTCCTTTAAGAATACCTATCGATACAAACGCAGCAGACAATGTTACGTTCTTTTTTAACGGACAGCAAATATACAACAAAGCTATATCTGCATCTACTGAAAGTAAGGACCAGATTGAATACGTTTCAAACGTGGCAAATGATATAGATGGTTTTAGGGACAGGGTGCTAGAAGATGGCGGTACGTTTGAGGACAACACTTGTATTGAATCGTTCTTAGATGAGTACACAATATTCCCAGTTGATACGGTTTATATTAGTGGGGTTTATGGAGTAGATATTTTAACCGTTAAAAATATAGAGGAATGTAAGTACGAGCCTTTAAAGATTACGTTTATAAATAGGTTCGGTGCGTTGCAGGATTTTTGGTTCTTTAAAAAGAGTGTTAAAAATTTATCGGTAAAGAGTAGTGATTTTAAAAGAAATATTTTAGATGAATCTTCGCTATCTTTTGGAAACGGAAGACCTGTAAATGTATTCGATTTAACCGCTAAGGATAGTATCACTTTAAATAGTGGCTATGTGAATGAAAACCAAAGTAGTGCAATAGAAGAGTTACTATTGAGCGAAGATGTATGGATTAGTATTGATACGACTGACCCTGCACCTGTTAATGTAAAGACAAAAACAATGCAGTACAAGACAAGCGTAAACGATAATTTAATAAACCACACAATAGACTTTGAGTTTGCTTATAACAAAATAAACGATATTAGATAGATGCAAGATGTAATTTTATACATAGAGGGTATTAAGGTAGATTTATTTAAGGATGAAAACATTTCTTTAACTTCTTCTATTCAAGACATTAGGGATATATCTAAGATTTTCACAGATTTTAGTAAGTCGTTTGCCCTACCAGCATCAAAAACAAACAACAAGTTATTTAAGCATTATTACAATAGTGATATAGATGGGTTTGATGCACGCACTCAAAAGGATGCGAATATAGAATTAAATCACATACCTTTCAGAGAGGGAAAGATTAAGTTAAATGGTGTTAAGTTAAAGAACAACAAGCCGTTTTCTTATAACGTTACTTTCTTTGGTAATACAGTAAGTTTAAAAACCGTAATAGGAGAGGATCAGTTGGATCAATTATCTTCTTTGAGTTCTTACGACCACGAGTTTAACGCATCAACAGTACTTGAAGGGTTAACAACCAACGTACACAATGGCGCTATAAGATATCCTTTAATGACACACACGCAAAGGTACACTTACGACACTAATGTAGCAAGTTTAAACCAAGGGAATATAGCTTATCACACAGGCGCAAGCCACGTTCACGGTATTAACTTCTTTGACTTAAAACCAGGGCTAAGCGTGTTGGAAATTATAAATGCAATAGAAGCAAAATACACTATTGCAAATGGGTACTCTCAAAATATTGTTTTTTCAAATGATTTTTTCAGCACTTCAGAAGAAGCGTTTGCAAGATTGTATCTTTGGCTACATAGAACAAAGGGAAAGATTGGAGCAACTACAACAGGAGAAGAGAAACTAAGTGTGGCTAGTGGGTTTTCTTATTTGTCTGGAGATGATTATATTACTTTTATACAAGGAAATAGTATTTGGAAGGAAGCAACAGATACCTCTACTTTTGTAGATGCCACTATTACTATTACGCCAACACAAACAGGAGAGCTGTACGACCTTCAAATTGCGGATGAAGTTTCTGGTGCTATTCTTTTAGATAATAGAGGGTTAACAGGCACACAATCTTTTACTGTATCGTTACCAAAAACAACAAGTGGCACAAGACCTTATGAGATAAAGACAAAGATAATAACGGAATCGGCACTAAATGAGTATGATGCTAAATGGCGTATTGAAACAACCAACGAGCAAGACCCTGGAGAACCTACAATATTTCAAGATGGAACATATCAAGCGTTAAATATTCAGATAACTTCAGAGGTTATAATATTAGACAACGTGCCTAAAATTAAAATAATAGACCTTCTTACAGGGCTGTTTAAGATGTTTAATTTAACAGCGTACATTAACGGAACAGAAATAAAAGTAGAGCCTTTAGATAACTTCTATTCAAACGCTGACTCGTATGATATAACAAAGTTTGTAGATGTTTCTTCTAGTGATGTTAATACGTCTTTGCCGTTTAGAGAAATTACATTTGCTTATAAAGAGCCAAAGACGTTTTTGGCAGATGCTTTTAAAAACCAAAACAACAAGGCGTTTGGTAGATTAGAATATGATGGAGGGGAAAAATTAGATGGCGGAAAGTATGAAATAAAACTACCTTTTGAGCATATGGTATTTGAGCGTTTAACAGATGAAAACGATGGTGTTTTGTCCAACTCTCAATATGGTTATTTTGTAGATAAAAAAGAAGAGCCTACTATCGCAGCGCCATTGCTTTATTACAACGTTAACCAAGTTGTTGGAAGTAAGAAGATGGTTTATATAAATGGTCAAGGAAATGCAATTATAGGAAGTGGAGAAACCTATATAACTTATAATAGACCAAGTAATACAAATGAAATACCAACTTCTGATTACACTTTAAATTTTGGAAGTGAGTTTGACGAATGGGATGGTATATTAAATAACAACTCTCTATTTGAGAACTTTTATAAGAATTATATAACTGACAGTTTTAATTCAAAAAATAGGCTTACAAAAGTAACTGCGTTTTTGCCTTTAAAGATATTGTTAAATTACACATTATCGGATAGGTTTATTTTAAATGGAAAAAGTTACAAGATAAATAGTATTAATACAGATTTGCAAAGCGGCAAGTCACAAATAGAATTGTTAAATGATTTTACTTAAACTATTAAATATAAGCGAGTTTTACAACGAGAGTGAAACAATAGAAATTGCAAAGGGTAAAAACAAACTTCCAGAAACGTGGAAAGAGGGTTTTGAACAAATAAAAAGAGCAGCGAAATGGCAAAGAAAGTAATAGTAGATCTAGAAGCTAAGGTTGACAAGGCTATTGATGGAGTTGAAAAGCTGAACGATAGCGTTAAAGACTTACGCAAAGATAGCAAGAAGGCAACCGATGGTTTGCAAAAAGGAGTTGAAGATGTAGGAAAGACCGCTAAAAAATCAGAAAAAGGTATTGGGGGTTTAGCTAAAGGATTTAAAGGTATGGGCGTTGCTATGAAAGCTGCTGGTATCGGACTTGTAATTGCCGCTCTTGGAAAACTTAAAGAGGTTTTTGAAAGTAACCAAAAGGTTGCGGATGCTTTTAGCGTTGTGTTTGAAACTGTATCTTTAGTTTTTAATCAAATTGTTACGGCTGTTGTTGATACTTACGAGGCTGTTGCAAAGTCTTCGGATAATTTCGATGCGTTGGGCAAGGTTCTTAAAGGTGTACTTACTATTGGTGTTACACCTATGAAACTTGCTTTTTTTGCAATTAAACTAGGAATACAACAAGCACAATTAGCTTGGGAAAAATCTGTTTTCGGAGGTAAAGACCCAGAAACAATAAACCAATTAACATTAGATATATTAGAAACAAAATCGGCACTAGTAGAGGTTGGAGAAGATGCTATACAGGCTGGTAAAGATATTGTTAATAACGTAGGAGAGGCAGCTGCAGAAATTGGAAACATAACAAAAATAGCTGGAGAGGAGTTATCAAAAATAAGTATAAGCGCAGCTGTTGAGGCAGCAAAGACAAATGTAAAATTAAAGAAGTCAGCAGAGATAGCAGCAGCCTTGAACCAAGGATTGATTGAGAAATACGATAGACAAGCTGAACAACTAAGACAGATAAGGGATGATGACACAAAGGGAATAGCAGAGCGTATAAAAGCTAATAATGCTTTAAAGTTGGTTTTAGAGGAGCAAAAAGAGGCTATGCTTAAAAATGCAAAAGCTATACTTGCAGCAGCACAAGCTGAACATTCAAAGAATGATAATCAAGAGAACACTATTGCGTTATTGGAGGCTCAAAATGAGTTAACAGCAATATCCGCACAAATTGAAGGCTTTAAAAGTGAGCAAATAAGTAACCGAATAGCTTTAGAGAAAGAAAGCGCAGAATTAACAAGAGCAAAGTCAGAAAACGAAAACGCACTTGCGTTAGATAGAAAAAGGTTTGCAGCAGAGCAAATTACCGATGAAGTAGCTAAGTTAGAAAAATTAAAAGCGTTACTAGAAAGTGAAAAAACAATCGAACTTGAAAGGTTACAGTTAAAAATTGATAGTTTTGCAGCAGGAACACAGGCTAGGTTGGATGCAGAGAACGAGTTTGCAACAAAAAAACAAGAGATAGAGCAGGCGTTAGTTTTAAATAAGAGTGAAACAACGGAAGCTAAAAAGGCTTTAGGGCTAAAAGAGGTTGCAGATGACAAAGCGGTTGCAGATGCAAAGGCTTCTATAAGAAATGGTAATTTAAACAATGCAAGTTCTGCCTTTGCGCTACTTGGTCAGTTAGCTGGTAAAAATAAAAAACTACAAGCGATTGCGTTAATTGGAGAAAGTGCTGTGGGTATCGCAAAAACGGTAATTAATACACAAGCTGCAAATGCTGCCGCTGTATTAAAGTACGCACTATTGCCCGGTGGTGTTGCTCTAGCTGCTGCTGAAAGAACAATTAACAACATTGGTGCTGGTATAAGTATTGCTTCAAATATTGCAGCGACATCAAAAGGACTGAGAGCGCTAGGTGCTGGGGGCGCACCATCTAAGCCATCTGTTGAAGGTGCTGGAGCTTCTACTCCACAGTCCCCAAATTTTAATATAATAGGGACAAGTGGAACTAATCAATTAGCAAGTGCGATAGGCGGTCAAGAACAACAGCCAGTAAAAGCGTTTGTAGTTTCTAACGATGTAACAACAGCGCAGAGTTTAGATAGGAATATTATAGAGGGTGCTAGTTTAGGTTAAAATATAACAAATACAAATTAAATTGTTTTTATATTATGCAAATTATTGAATTGATAATATCGGATAACGAGGAGTTAAACGGAATAGATGCTATTTCTTTAGTTGAAAATCCAGCTATTGAAGAAAACTTTATAGCATTAAAAGACCAAGCATTAGAACTTGCAAAGGTAGACGATGAAAAGCGTATATTAATGGGTGCTGCTTTAATTCCAAATAAACCAATTTATAGACGTAGTGGAGAGAATGAGTTTTATATTTTCTTTTCAAAAGATACTGTAAATAAAGCTAGTCAATTATTTTTACAGAACGGAAACCAAGGTAAAGCTACTTTAGAACACGAGAAGGCAATACAAGGTTTAACAGTTGTAGAGAGTTGGATAGTAGAAGATGAAACACACGACAAAAGCAAGAAGTATGGGCTTAGTTTACCATTAGGTACTTGGATGGTTTCAATGAAGGTAGAAGATGATGCTATTTGGAATGACTTTGTAAAGACTGGTAAGGTAAAAGGTTTCAGTATAGAGGGATATTTTGCCGACAAATTAGAGCGACCAAACGAGAAAGTAAAAGATAATTTAAAAAACAATTTAAAAGAAATGAGTGCAGAAGAAAAGTTAATAAAAGAATTGCAAGATATTATTTTAGGTAGTCAGAAAGTAGAATTAGGCTTAATAGATGATGTGGAGAAAAAATTAGACAAGGCAAATTCAGAATTAAGAAGTTTAAAAAAACAAGCACTAAGTGTTGCGGATAAATTAAATGACCTACAATCAAGTTACGCAACTGTTTTTTCAATTTCAAAAAAAGCAGAAAACTCGGCAAAAGAATTGGGTGCTGACGATATTCAAAAGATGTTTGGAAGTCGTGGAGATGAGGCTAAAGACTTTGAAAAACAAGTTGGTAGTGCTGCAAACAAAATAAAATCTATAATAACCCAAATATCATAAACCAATAATATGAGTGTTACAAGAGCCGATACTTCATTTAGCGTAAGACCAGATGTAGTAACTACTTCACAAATAGCCACACTTAGTCCAGAAGATGGTCGTATTATTTACGATAAAACGGTAAATAAATTAAAGACTTACAACGGTACAAGCTGGGTAACAATAGAGGCTCAAACAGATATCTTTAGCGGTGGTTTTGCAGATTATAACGATTTAGCAACTCAATCAACTCCTTTAGTTGTTACGGTTGCTGGAAGTCCAGTTTCACTTACAAACGATGGGTTAGGGGCGTTTACAAACAAAACATATCTACCTACTGGCGTTACTGATGTATGGGACACTTCAACAAATATGTTTGACTGGAGTGATTTAAGTTTAGGTGATATGGTTGATATTAGGTTAGACATTGATTTAATTACAGCATCTCCAAATACCGAGATAAAAGTAGATTTGCATTTAGGAACTGGAGGTGGTGCTTACACTATACCGTTTATAACGGATAAAGATTTTAAAAACGTTGGAACTCATAAAGAAAATAGATTTAACGGTATTTATATGGGGGATGCCAACACGTTAAACAACGGAGGTCAATTTATGATTACAACAGACAAGGATTGTACTGTAAAAGTAAACGGATGGTATGTTAAAATAATACAACGAGGTTAACGATTAAATTATATAAAAATGAACACACAAAAAGCAGTATTTAAAAAACTAGCAGAAGCTAAAGTTGAATTAGCAACACAGAAAGTAGAGCTAGGTAATTTAAAGACTTTAGATTCTATTATTCGTGGATTAAAGGATAGTAATAAAAGGAGTTCAAGAATGGCAAAAGAAGTAAAAGATAGTATTGCCTCGTTAAATGGAAACATTAGAAAGTTAAACATTATTTCTAACGAAAGTAAAGGTTTAATTAATGAGGGGCAACAAGAAGTTAATGAGTTAACTCAATCTTTAAAGGAATTAAATATGCAAACGAAAGACATTCCATCTATAAAAGAGTTTGAGATATTTGCTAAAGAGGCTGCCGATTTTATAAAGTTTACAAGCAAGCAAAAGAAACATTAGTGTAGCCGAAAATACAACAAAGGGATAAACCTTTTGTTTTTAATTAAATAAATAATAATGAACGCAAAAGACACGTTATCAAAAATCAAAACTGCTCTAGGTATGGAAGTATCTTTGGAGGCTATGAAACTTGAAAACGGCACTGTTTTAGAAGCTGAAAAATTTGAAGCTGGCGAAGAAGTTTTTATCGTTAATGAAGACGAAAGGATTGCTTTACCAGTTGGAGATTATACGCTTGAAGATGGTCGTATTCTTAAAGTTGAAGAAGAGGGTATTATCGCCTCTATTGAAGCCGAAGAAGAAGAGCCAACGGAAGCACCAGCAGAAGAAGAAGCGCCAGCCGAAGAAGTGGAAGCTACCGAAGAAGTGACCAAGCCTAAAAAGGTGGTTAAAAGTATTACCGAGGAAATGTTTTTCGCTGAAATTGAAAAGTTAAGAAACGAAATTAAAGGTCTTAAACTTTCAAAGACAGAGGAAACACCAGTTTCAGAGATTGAACTTTCAGAGGTAAACGAAATTGTACATAGCCCAGAGGCTAATGTAGAAAAAAAAGAAATTAATTTATATTCACAAAAACGAGGAGGTTCTACACTAGATAGAGTTTTCGCAAAATTAAACAATTAAAAAATGGCAACAACTACAAGTATTACAACTACCTACGCTGGAGAGTTTGCAGGAAAATACATATCTGCTGCTCTATTAAGTGCATCTACTATTGAGAATGGTGGGATTGAGGTAAGACCAAACATTAAAAATAAAGAGGTAATTCAAAAAATTGCAACTGATGGATTAGTAAAAGATGCTACGTGTGATTTCACAGCAACTTCTACCGTTACATTAACAGAGAGAGTTTTGCAGGTTGAAAACTTCCAAGTAAACCTTGAACTTTGTAAAAAAGACTTTCAATCAACTTGGCAAGCGATGGAAATGGGAATGTCTGCATTTGACAATTTACCAGCTTCTTTCCAAGACTTCCTTATCGGACACGTTTCTGCTAAAGTAGCACAAAAACAAGAGCAAAATATCTGGGGTGGTGTTAACGCTACCGCTGGAGAATATGATGGATTGGTAACATTAGCAACTGCTGATGCTGATGTAATTGATGTAGCTGCTGCTGTTGGTGGTGTAACTGCTGCAAACGTAATCGCTGAATTAGGAAAGGTAGTTGATGCTATTCCTTCTGCGCTTTATGGTAAGGAAGATTTATCTATCTATATTTCACAAAACATTGCTCGTGCTTATGTTCGTGCTTTGGGTGGATTTGGCGCAAGTGGATTAGGTGCAAACGGTTCTAACGGACAAGGTACTCAATGGTGGAATAACGGTTCTTTATCTTTTGATGGGGTTAAGTTATTTGTGGCGCAAGGATTGGCTGACAATACTGCAATGGCTGCTGAAAAGTCTAACTTATATTACGGTACTTCTTTATTATCTGATGAGCAAGAAGTTAAGGTAATTGATATGGCTGATTTAGATGGTTCTCAAAACGTAAGAGTTGTGATGAGATTTGCAGCTGGTGTACAGTACGGGATTGGTTCGGATATCGTTCTTTATTCTTAAAATTAAATTAACTAACATTATTAAAGGGGTGGGTTCTGCCTATCCCTTTTTTATTTAAAAAAACATAACAATATGGCTTGTGATATTACAGCAGGAAGATTAGAACCTTGTAAGGATTCCAACGGAGGACTTAGGGCAATATACTTCATTAATTATGATTCTGGTTTGTTCGATAAAGCGACATTTACAGCAGAAGAAATAACAGCTTTATCATCTCCTGTAACTTGTTTTAAATACGAGTTAAGAGGTGCTAATAGTTACGATGAAGCAAACGAAAATTCAAGAGAAAACGGTACGTCTTTTTGGACAGGCACAGGGACTTTTGTATTTAAAAAACAGGATTTAGCAACTCAAAAGGAGTTGAAACTATTAAGCTACGGAAGACCACAGATAATCATTGAAGATTATAACGGCAACTTTAGATTGGCTGGTATTAAAAACGGCTGTGATTGTGCAGTAAGTTCTGCATCTGGTGCAGCTATGGGAGATTTAAACGGTTACAATATTGTAGCAACTTCACAAGAGGCTGAAATGGCTTCTTTTATTGATGCTACTTTAATGGACAATATCGCTGGGTTTTTGGTAACCGAGGGTGTATAGATTTTATTTTTTATAATTAGATTAAAGGTGTTAATTAATTTTAGCACCTTTTTTTATATCAATAACAAAAACACTACATAGTTGTTTTTATAATATGATTGTTTTACAAGAAATAGCAACCGCACAAACTCTTAAATTTACACCTCGCTCTTATGTAGCGGACAGGGTAATAGTTAAAGATGAGCAGACTAATACAAGTGTAGAAATACTTGCTACTTTCACACAAGATAGTTACTATTTAAAGGCAGATATTACCTTTTCTTTAAAGGAAGGTAGATTTTACTTTATAACCGTTAAAAACGGAAGTACAGAGGTTTACAGCGATAAGGTATTTTGCACAAACCAAAATGTTAGCGACTATTCAATCAATAATAACGAGTACAAACAACACAGTACTTCTAACGACTTTATAGTATTATAATGAGTAATTTTATAATGAATTTAAGTGCTTATACAGCACCAGAGATAGTAGAAACTAGGAATAAAGAATGGATTGAGTATGGTAGTGACAATAACTACTTCCAATATTTGATAGACCGTTATACTGGAAGTACTACAAATAACGCTATTATCAACGGTGTATCTAAAATGATTTATGGCAAAGGGTTAAGTGCAGCAAACTCAAACAAGAAACCAGACCAATATGCACAAATGCTTTCTTTGTTTAAAAAGGACGATTTAAGACGTTTTATTTCAGACAGAAAGCTATTAGGTATGGCAGCGTTCCAAGTGTCTTACGATAAAGGTATAGTATCTAAAGTGAGCCATTTTCCTATGGAAACATTAAGACCAGAGAAGGCTAATAAAGATGGTGTTATTGAGGCGTGGTATTACCATCCTAATTGGAGTAAAAGAAAACCTAGCGAAAAGCCTACAAGAGTAACTGTATTTGGTTTAGGAAACAATAAAGGGAATGAGATATATGTATTAAGGCCTTATGTTGCTGGGTATTACTATTTCAGTCCAGTAGATTATCAAGGCGCTTTGCCTTATGCAGTATTAGAGGAAGAAATAGGCGACTATTTAATCAACGATACGTTAAATGGTTTTAGTGGTACTAAAGTAGTTAACTTTAACAACGGAGTTCCAGATGAAGAAAAGCAAAAAGAGATAAAAGACCAGGTTTTAAAGAAGTTAACAGGATCAAAGGGCGAAAAGGTAATAGTAGCTTTTAATAGCAACTCTGAAAATAAGACAACTGTAGAAGATTTACCTTTAAACGATGCACCTCAACACTATCAATATTTAAGTGAAGAGTGCGCAAATAAGCTAATTGTAGGGCATAGAGTAACAAGCCCTTTGTTAATTGGTGTAAAGACTGGTAATAGTGGGTTAGGAAATAATGCAGACGAGATAAAAACCGCTAACTTATTGTTTGACAACATAGTAATTAACACATACCAAGAAGAAGTTACTGATGTAATAGATCAAATTTTAGCTGTAAATGATATTTCTTTAAAAACGTACTTTATAACAGTACAGCCTTTAGAGTTTATAGACACTGAAGGATTAGACAAGGAAACTAAAGAAGAAGAAACAGGTGTTAAAATGAGTTCTGAGGCTAGTTTTACTTACGAAGATGGAGAGGGTTTTTTAGATAACTTAAAAGATGCTAGTTTAAGTGATGAATGGGAGCTTGTAGATAGTAGGGAGGCTTTAGAAGATAACGAGAGCATCGAAGATTGGGCAAATAAAAGTATAAAAGAGAAACTTTCTACGGTTCAAAAGTTAGCAGACTTTATAACCTCAAAGCCAAGCAAGGAAAGTAGGCTAGATAAATCTGTTTACAAGGTTAGGTATGAGTATAAAGAAAAGTATTCTAGCGGTAATTCTAGGGATTTCTGTAAACAAATGATGAATAGGTCTGGCAAGGGCGTTGTATATCGTTTAGAAGACATTGACAAAGCTAGTAGAAACGGTGTAAATAAAGACTTCGGGCATAAAGGACAATCTTACGACTTGTTTAAATACAAAGGTGGTGTTCAATGCGGACACGTTTGGAATGAAAACCTTTACAGACTAAAGAAAAAAACTGATGGTAGCTTTGTAGAAGATAAGAGTTTGGCAAGTAGTCAAGAAGTTACGAGTATTCCAAAGAGTTATAAACCAAGACCAGCTGGACATAAGAAAGCGGAGATAGCTCCTAAAGATATGCCTAATAACGGACACCACCCTAATTATAAAGGATAATGAAAGCACTATTTATAACAAATAAAGATTTAAAGAGGTTTAGTGTACTAGATGGTTCGGTTGATGCTGATAAATTTATACAATACATTGATATTGCACAAGATATACATATTCAGAATTATTTAGGAACTGATTTATACGAGAAAATACAATCTGATATAATTGCAGATACTTTGACTGGTAATTATTTAACACTTGTTAATACCTATATAAAGCCTATGTTGATTCATTGGAGTATGGTAGAGTATTTGCCATTTGCAGCATATACAGTTGCTAACAAAGGCGTTTACAAACATAGTTCTGAAAACTCGGAAACAGTAGATAAGAACGAGGTTGATTTTTTAGTAGAAAAAGAAAGGAATATTGCACAAAATTACACGCGTAGGTTTATAGATCATATGTGTTTTAACAATGATTTATTCCCAGAGTACACGAGCAACACAGATGAAGACATAAGACCAGATAAGCAGTCTAATTTCGGAGGATGGGTTTTATAGATATGAAAGTAAAAAGAACGTACAAGCCTAAAGAGGTAAATGTAGTAAAATTGAAACAGTTTTTAAAGAAAATAAATAATGGCAAACGAAATATACAATAGAACGTACTGGGGCGATGCAATAAACACCGCAAACATAGTAAATGACAAGCCTTCTTTTTTCAAGAGCCAGTTTGATTTAAAAGACAGGGTTACGACAGAAACCAGTACTTTTGAGGCGCAATTATGCGTTAGTGATAATTTACACAAAATAGCAAATTTATAATGGAAAAACCAAGTATAGCATTAATACCTAGTGCGTATAAAAATGGTAAAGTATATAGTGTATTGCCTAACAATGGCGATGGAGATTTCGACTTCACAAGAGGAAGCACCGCAACAAGAGTAAACGAAAACGGATTAATAGAAGATGTAGCAACAGGAGTGCCACGTTTAGACTATTCAGATGGTGGGTGTCCTGTATTGTTATTAGAACCACAGAGTACTAATTTAGCGACTTATAGTGAAGCTTTTGATAATGCCGCTTGGGTAAAATCACAAGCCACAGTTACACCAAATGTAATTATATCTCCAAACGGAAGCCTGAGTGCTGATAAATTAGTAGAAGGCACAGGTTCATCTGGTAGTTATGTGAGTTCTGCGATTATATCTGTTTCTACTGGTCAAATAACAAATAGCATTTGGTTAAAGAGTGGGGAGAGAACAGAAGCGGTTATATTTGAGCAAGTAACTGTTAAAGGTATTTACATAGATTTAGAAAATGGCACTTTTATTCAAAACTTGGTAAACCCACCAGACAACTACACTATTGTAAAAGGAAACGATGGATGGGTAAAGGTTTCTATAACAACTACAAATACAACAACTTCGAGGATGAGGATTTACCCATCCTTAAATGGTTCTGTTGGCTATCAAGGCGATGGTATAAGTGGTATTTACATTTACGGCGCACAATTAGAAGAACTTTCCTACCCTACTTCTTACATACCAACGGTAGGCACAACGGTAACGAGGGTTGCTGATGCTTGTAATAACGCAGGAACGGTAAATGACTTTAATAGCGCAGAGGGTTCGTTTTATTGCGAATTTCAACTATTGCAAGACGTTCAAGTTAATAGTACATATATCTGTCTTTCAGACGGCGGCACTTCTGCTTCTGACAATACTGTTGTATTGCAGTTTAGAAACAACGGTTCGATAAGATTGTATGCAGAGGGTTTGTCTACAATCGTAGCTATTTCTTCTTCGAGTTATGATTTTACAGAACTACACAAAATAGCTGTTAGATATAGTGTTAACGACTGGTCTTTGTATATTGATGGTGTTAAGATTACAAACTCAACAAGCACGATTCCAGCGGTAGCAGGATTGAACACTTTAGACTTTAATTTATGGTACACCGTTGGCACCACCGCTTTTGTTGGTGGGATTAAAGATTCAAGAATTTATAAGACAGGTTTAACGGAATCAGAATTAGCAACCTTAACAACTTTATAAAATGGTAGGCAAATACGAATTTTTTAACAAAGAACAAGCACAAGAAAAGATTGCTAAATTAGGAGTAGCAACAGATGAAGATGGTAACGAATACCCAACACATAAACACGCAGTAGTTTTGTTAGGTCATTTAGTTTTAACAGATGGAACGTATAATGAAGATGGCGAAGTAATTACAGAACCTATTTTATCGGACAAGTACGCAGTAGATGTGCTATGGAATGAGTTAGATGACCACCCTTACGGATGGGGTAAGTATTCTTTAAATGTTGCAAACCCTAAACACTCTTTTGCAGGGGTGCTTAATTAATAAAATATAATGCAGATAAAAAGAAATTATGCAGATTTAAGACGTAAAGGTCTATTTGCGAAACAAACAAAACGAGTGGTTTGGAAAACGCCAAGCCGCTTTATAGCTTAAAAAATATGTTATTAGAAGATATGAAAACTTACGCCTTGAATCTTACTGCTTTTGCAGTTAGCTTTACCAATATAGATGTGGTCTTGAAAATAATTCTACTACTCATAACTATAGGATTTACTATTGATAAATGGTATCAGATGCGTAAGGAGAAAAGCAAGAAATGAAGGCGGTAATAGATAAAATATTATCCCTTTACATATCTAAAAAATTAATAGTATTTTTGATAGCTACTGGATTGGTTATTTCAGCTAAAATAAGCGGTGCTGAATGGATTAATATAGCTATTGTATATATTGGAACGCAAGGAGTGATAGATGCTATTGTAAAGCTACGTAAGAAATGAAGTATTTTAATCAAATAGAGTTTGACAGTCCAGACGAGTTAGGAAGTGGAGCTAATATGGATGTTGAATTTACACACTTACTAGAACAAGCAAGAGTAGTTGCTGATATTCCTTTTAGGATTACAAGTGGTTATAGGACAGAATCATATAACAAGTCGGTTAATGGTAAAATAAATTCAAGCCATTTAAAAGGACTAGCGGTAGATATACATTGCGCAGATAGCAGAAGTAGAAGTATTATATTGAACGCTCTTATATCAGTAGGGTTTACTAGAATAGGTATTGGAAAGACTTTTATACACGCAGATAATGACACAAGTAAGTCGCAAAATGTTTACTGGGTATATTAGTTGATAACTTTTATTCTTTAATAGAAAAGAATTTTATAGTTTTGAACCTCGAAGGTTAAAGTTTGTTTCATAATTTTAAATACCATTTCATTTATTTGAGGTGGTATTTTTTTATATAATAAATATGGATTACAATTTAGACGAATTAGAAATTATTATTTTTCATTGTTGCAATCATAAAGAACTATTTGAGGTTTGTAATGTGTTAGATGAAGTTAATTCTTACGATAAAAAAGAACTTGACCATATCCGTAAACTTGTTTTTCATAAACATATATCATTGTTAAGATAAGCATTTTAAAGCATTATAATATACGCAGGTATATGTATATATCACTTTTACTTTAAAGTGTCTTAAAACGCACAGAAACGTGCTTAAATTGTGTTTTTAAGTCTTTTATTGAGTAACTAATCTATAAATTGCTTAAAATTATACCTTTTTTATTTAAATAAACAAAATAAAGGAAAGGAAAGGAAAGCGCGTGTAAAGGGTTAGCATCCACAACCCAATGGATTTGCATTATACACCCAATAGCTACCTAATAGGTTGGCATAGGTTACCCATAATCACACCTATAAAAATCAATAATATTTTTAAATATTTTAGGTTTATTTGTACAAAAGTTGGTAGATTAAAAAAAAAGTTTATCTTTGTACAAGAATTATAAAACTTAAATTTAAAATTATGGAAACAATTAAATTAAAAACAGGAATTATTTGCGTTCAGAAAATGCAAAAAAACGGAGTAGTAAGGGTAACTGTAAAAAACAAATAGATATGACTTACGATGACTGGAAATTGGACAATCCGAATTATGATGAAACAGCAGATTGTGTTGTTTGTGGGGCAGAAATACATACAGATGACATTTACTGTTCAAGCGCGTGTTATAAAGCAGATCAATTATGAGAAAAATAAACTACAAATCTGTTGAAATAGATGGAATAGACTCTAAAGATTACCCAGACTTTTGCGATGCGTTTATATGCTACGCTGAATGGAGTGATGGAACAGAAATGACAGAGCAGGAAATTGAAGATAATTTCGATGATGATATTTATGAATTTATAGAAAACAAAATATATTAATTATGAACGTAGAAAAATTAAAGGAACTTTACAACAAGTATAATTTAACGAAAGACGATGTATTTAAGCACCAACATTATATTATTATAACGAGGTCTGGTATAGACAAAGTGCAAGGAATTGAAGGTATTAAAATCAATTACGAGGTTATAAAATGTGAGCCTAACTTTGCAGTTGTAAAAGCTAAAACACAACACTTGGAAACTTTTGGTAGCGCAATTAAAGGTGCTACTTTTAAAGACGGAAATACCAATTCTTGGTATGTTATGGAAATGGCAGAAAAAAGAGCAATGAGTAGAATTGTTTTAAAGACTTGCGGTTTTTATGAATTAGGTGTATTTGGAGAAGATGAAAGCGAAGATTTTAAAAGAAAATAATATGGATCAAATAGAAAAAATAGAATTTATGTTAGATTTGTACGAAATTAGATTATATCTTGCGATTAACGACATTAAGCAACCAATTAAAGAAATGGTTAAGCGTGGTTTTATAAAAGAAGATAAAAACAATACAAACTATTTAAACGGAAGGATTTTAAATTTAGACTTTTTAAATAACTTAAAAGACTTTGAGCGTTCATTATGGGACTTTTAAAAGACTGTGAGCAGACGTTAAGAGTTACTTGCACAATGCCTATGAGCGTTTATAAGGAAGTTAAAAGAGAAGATATACAGCTACTCTCTATCTACGACACTTCTTTATACGACAATTTTAAAAAGAATAAAGAGTGGCAAGATGTGCAGAAGTTATACAGAGAAATATCGGAAAGAAAAAAGGACATTGAGTTTGATATAAAATTTAAACTTTATAATAATAAATAGAGGAGGAGCTATAAGCAACTATATTATAAAATGCGTTTTAATGCATTTTATGAGAAGTTAAACCACGTTTTAATGTGGTTAAAAAATAATAAAATAAATAATAATTAAAAATAAGTAAAATGAAAGTAACAGGAAAAATTACAAAAGTATTAGAAGTACAAAAAGGACAAACAAAAGAGGGCAAAGAATGGCAAAAACTATCTTTTGTATTAACCACAAACGAAAATTATAACAACTTATATTGTTTTGAAGTGTTTGGAGATGAAAAAGTAGATAATTTTATTAAATTTAACAAGCTTGGGAATGACGTAGAAGTTGATTTTAATGTAAAAACTAACGAATGGAAAGGAAAGTATTTTACTAGCTTACAAGCGTGGTTAATTAAAGGAGTAGCAGAGGTTGGTAATGATGTAATTGCTGGAGAACTTGCAGAGGTATCAGATTTACCATTTTAATGAAACTAACAATAGTTAAACAGCTAAACAACACTTTTAAGGTCGCCTACGATTCAGACTATGAAACTCTGAAAAAAATAAAGGTAGGCGACCTTTTAGAGTGTGAGATACGGAAGCCTAGAAACTACAAGTTTCATAAGAAGTTCTTTGCTCTTTTAAATTTAGTTTATCAGAACCAAGAAATCTATAATGATATTGACGATTTAAGAGAAGATTTGACAGTCGCAAGTGGCTTCTATGTGAGCAGAACAAGCATACAAAATTATCAAATTAAAAAAGCTAAAAGTATATCATTTGCAAAAATGAGTGAAGAAGATTTTAGTAAATTTTATAATGCTATTGTTGATGTGATCGTAAAATATTTTAAATTTGATAAAGAATCTATAAAAGAAAATATTGAACAATTCTACTAAAATAAGAAAAAAGAGGTGTAATGTTTGCTTCGAATTATTTACACCTTTTAATTATTTACAAAAGGTTTGCTCTACACCTTGTGCAATCTCATTCGCTAAGGACAAAAAGCAAAAAGAAACCACGAGTTTAAGGAAATACGAGAAGGAGCTAAAAATAGAAAAGAAGCTACCTAAAGAACTTGAAAAAACAAAGCACTTAGTACATAAGTTCATACGAGAAAGGGATGTAGATAAGCCTTGCATTAGTTGCGGAAGTGCTTATAGGTCTAACTTTGATGCAGGGCATTTCTACCCATCTGGTAAATTCTCAAACATTAAATTTGATTTTGATAATATACACGGACAATGTATAAAGTGTAACCGATACAACAAGGGCGAGTTTGAAAATTATAGTCTGGAACTACCTAATAGAATAGGACAAGACCGTTTTGATGCTTTGAAAAAACGAGCAGCACTATCAAAGAAATTTTTAAAAAAGTGGACTATTTACGAGCTTGAACAAATACGTAAAAGTGTTAAAGTTTTGTTAAAATCTGTTAAATAAGTTGTACAAGAAATAAATGTTGTGTAGTTTTGGGTATGCGTAAGAGATATGCATATAACCTAAAAACAAACATTATGAAAACAATTACAAAATTACCAAACAGAATGAATCCTTACAAATCGTATCTAATTTTAAAGCCATCAACAGGCGCAAGAGGGTATTTAGAATATTGCGAAGATATGGGGTATTGCCTAAAAGTGTCTTCTTCTTTTCATAATGAATTTAAAAATGAATTGCTAGTAAATAGCGAGAACTGCGTTTGGTCAAGCACTAAAGCGATAGCAGTAAAAAGAGCAAAAAAATTAGGATTTAACATTTCTTAAACATTATGAAAAACACATTTTTTAAACCAACAAACGAACCAACCCTGCACGAAAGTTTAGAGCAAACTTTCGATAGAATGACAAAAGATTGGAATGACTTTGTAGAATTTTTAAACGACATAACAAAATGAAAGACTTAATAGAGTTTCAAAGATTTAGAATAGAAGCAATGCAAAATGAGATAGCAAAGCTGAAAAGGAGTGAAACAAGTTTAAAAAGCTATGTATTAGAGTTAGCGGATAAAGACTGTCCGAGCCAATACAAAAGAGTGGTAACTACCTTAATACTACAAGATGACTAATATAACACCAAGCAGGAGAATAGATAACGGATATTATGTAAATGGCAAAGGTGTTCTTTTAGATAATTGGGAATTTCACAAAAAAGGAAGTAGATTTACAGTTACAGAAATTAAAGCATTTGATAATTTTATAAAAGCATTATGAAGAAAACCTACTATTTTAGCCACGATTACAACGCAAGAACTGACGTTAAAACAAAGGCGTTGATTATGGAGCTAGGTATGGAGGGTTACGGTTTGTATTGGTGTTTAATCGAGGATTTATATAACAATAATAACCAATTACCTTTAAATGTTAAGGGAATTGCTTATGACTTGCGTACCAGCATAGGTAAGATAGAAAAGGTTTTGAACGACTTTGAATTGTTTATAATATCCAACAATATAATTAGTAACGAAAGTGTTGGAAAACGTCTTAAAATACGTGACGATAAGTCAGAGAAAGGTAGAGTATCAGCACTTAAACGCTGGGATAAGAAAAAAGGAGTGAAAAAGGTGCAAGAATTGAAACCTAAAAACAAACAAATAAAAGAGCCGATGTATCGAGTGTTTAATCATTTATCTTTATCAGTAAAAGACTTTGAAAAGCTAAAGGAAAAATATACACAAGTTCAGATAGATAATGTTTTAGATAATATTTCTAACTTTGCACAGAATAAAAAGTATAAAAGTTTGTATATTACCGCAAATAATTGGCTTAAAAAAGATGTTGGAAGTAACAAGTCTGCAAACGATAGGCTGCGACAAAGTATAGGTTTATGATAAAAAAATATGAAACAACACCAGGCACGAAGCTAGATTTTGAGGCAATGGCTCTTGATAGCTTTATTAATGTAAAGAAAAAATTAGAATATCCGCCAGTAGCTATAAGTATAGGAGCTGCAACTTTAGGGCAAAATACATACGCAATTCCTTTTGGAACTTTCGGAAACTTTAGCTGTATAGTTGGAGCGAGTAAAAGTAAAAAGACATTTTTTAAGTCGCTAATTATAGCTTCTTTTATTGGAGGGAGCACAACAAGAAATGCACCAAACATAAAAGGAGAAAGGGATAAAGATATGTTTATTTTAGATTTTGACACAGAGCAAGGGCAATGGCACTCGCAAAATGTATTCCAAAGGGTTGGTAAATTGGTTGGAGAAAATTACGAATACTACAAACCTTTTTATTTAAGAAAATACGATTGGAAGGAAAGACTGCAATTTATAGAGTGGTGTATTTTAGATTCAGATTATAGAAATAATATAGGATTGATTAGTATTGATGGATTTGCCGACTTAGTAAAAGATGTAAACGATTTAGAAGCTGCGAATAATTTAACGCAAAAATTAATGAAGTGGAGTGAAGTAAGTAAAGCACATTTAACTGGGGTATTGCATAGTAATTTTGGAACATCTAAACCTACCGGACATTTGGGGTCTGCAATTTTAAAGAAAGCGGAAACGGTTTGTATGTTAGAAAGAGATGAGGTTAATGAGAAGGTTGTAAATGTTAACTTTCCTTTTACTAGAAGTTTCGGTATTGAATCTTTCCAATTTATAATAGGTAATAATGGACTACCAATCATATTATGAGCGATTTAACTTTAAAAACTACGAGATTTAAAATAAAAAACACTATCTTTGAAATAGTTGGTACAAGTTTTGGGAAACAAGGTGTTTGGAACGCTACCGATACTATCAAAAATTTAGACAACAACCAAAGAAAAACATTTAAAAGGTCTGAATTAATTGTAATGTTAGATAAATACAAAGCTGAATTTATATGAAACCATACAAGATACTCGAAAAACAAAAGAACGTCATTGAGAAGATGCGATTTAATATGCAATTTTCTAAAAACAAAGATAGAGATGCGAATATTTTGAACACCGCAGTAGATACAGCAAACTGTTTAGAGAGCGTTTTAAACAAAGAACTAAAGTTAAGCATAGTAGATAGCCTGATTCATTCTTTAATGTATGAATATATGCTTAAAAACAAAGTGTATAACGGTGGTAGCCTTTCTTTGAATGAGATGGTGTCTAAGATAGAGTTAGGGATGAACAAAGGATATAGTAAAGAGCAAGTTGTTTCAATATTAAAAACACACGAAATGACAAACGTATTAAAATATAAGGATATTGATAGTCATAAATTTACAGACTTTAATAAATTAATAGATAATTTAGTAACAAGTATAAAAACAGGAATATGAACGTAGATGTAAAAATCAGCAAAGTAAATGATAACACCAGTTTATCAGAAAAAAGCTACTACAATTTAAAAATAAAGACTTACAAGCAAGTTTTTGAAGGTAAGTTTGACTGGAGTGAATTAAGATATTTAATACAAGAGATAGATAATGGGATTTAAAAACAGTAAATTAACAATTGAGCAACTTTTTAGTTTTATAAATGACGAGTGTATGCTTAATATGGCAAAAGTTACAAGGAAAAGAGAGTACACAGAGGCACGTTCTTTGTTTGCTCATATACTACACAAACACTATAACCTCAGGGATGAAATGATAGTTGGAGAGTTTTACAATTTAGGTCTAAAAACCAATAGAGCAACCGTATATCATTCACGTAGAAAGGCAGAAATGTATATGGGAAACAATCCAACTATTAAAAAAGTATATTACACGCTATATCCTTTAGAGCGAAAAGCAAAAGAAGTGTTTATTGAAGAAAAAACAGGTTTTATAAAAGACAGTCTTTACAATCTAGTAAAAGACATTCCTTTAGATAGAAGAGCAGAAGTAGAAGATAGAATCAAGATATTAATTGATAGTTGGAGTTGGAAAACAGGTATAAAAGAAAAAAATAAAAGAACTTTGGCTTATGAAATATACACATAAGTATAATTAAAACAGTAAAAATATACATATAAGCACCTAATTTAGGTGGTTACTAAAAAAAATAGATATGAAATCAATAAACGTTTACACACCAGATAATTGGGTTATTTTAGAAATAAAACAAGAAGAGCAAGACCCTTTGTATAAATTATTAACAGGAGTTTCTGGAGGATATTTGGACACTGGTAGTTGGAGAATCAATTCAGGTATTGAATCTGTTGAAGAACACGAAGATTACTATTTGTTTCATGGTTTCTCTGGGTCTATTTATAAATGCTATACGGAATTTGAAAGAACAAGAATGAATAATGCATATATACTTGAAAAACTAATTAAAAACGAAAGAGTTAGTAGGGTAAATTATAAAGATATTAAGGAACATTTAAAAAGATTTTAAAGATTTTACGTGGTATGCACCATTAATTTAAAACTAAGAAAGGGTAGTGAAGCTGTTGTTAGATAATAGGTAAGGGATAGCCTACTCGCACAGTATCCCCGAAAGACCCGAAGCCCTTTCTTTTTTTTAAAACTAAAACAATAAAGATATGACAGGTTTTGAAAACAAGTTGTTAGAAAAAGGATATGTGAAATATGTATTTAATAATAAAAAAAATAGTTATGAATTAGCAAAGAGGCATGTTATATCTACTATGGTAAATTTAGCACATTTTTACATCCACAAATCTAACAACACATCACTAGGTAGTAATACTAAAAATGTTATTTGTTTTGGACTACACGAAGTAGGAAAGCCACCTACATTGATATATCCAAGACCTAGTATAAGTGTAAAAAGGAATAGACATATTAATAATGAGGAGTGTATTGTTATAGAGAACGAGATG